GACACCGTTAGGTGACTCACCGAGGTCATCGGCGATTTGCTTTACGATTTCCATGCTAGTTTCAGGTGTGGGGTTTGCGTCTGTGTAGCTTTCTATAGCTTCAGCTTTGCTTTCGTCTGTCCAAGGCATTGGTCTTTTTCCTTTGTATTTGAGTTGTTGTGTATAGAATCGGTCGCCCATTTTTGGTTTCCTTTTCAAATTTTGAAATATTATTATATAAAATTTTTGAAGTAAAAGTCAAGAGTTATTTTTAAATTGCTGCAAGGTTTACGCCATACTTTTCAAGGTGGCTAAGCTTACCAAGATCATAGGCAAGATCAAAAGCAAAGAAACCTTGAGGAGTTCCAAAATCATCTGTACTCTTACGAACTATAGTTGCATAGCATCTTGAGCCGTACTTTTTCAAATACTCCGTACCTCCTACACCTTTCTTGCTTTTGGCGTATTCAGGAGTCATCTCATGTTGAATCTCAACTATTGCATGATACTTTGCTGACCACGCTAGTTCACCTACTTCGAACTCTTCTGCAATGCAGTTCTCTGGTAGATAGCCTGTACCTACTCGTTCTTCTACTGAAGATGGTTTAGTTGGTACTCCTAGTCGGTCTAGTATGGCTCGCACAAACCCCGCAGAGCGGAATAAGCTTTGTGCTATAGTTGTAACATTCTCACCTTTGAGATACATAGTTACTGCTTCTTTTATCTCATAATCAGTTGCGGCTTTACCTTTGTTACGATTCTTACGCTCTTCTCGGTATGCTTTTGTTTCATTGTGATCATTTATTATCTTTGTTAGACGAGTAGTGTTATACGATATGTTAAGTATCGCACACGCTTCTTTCTTTGTAATAGGTTTATCTGCCTCTAATAAGCTAATGACATGATCTATGTTACTAGAAGTTAGCTTCTCGTGTTCTCGTTTCTTTACTCTAGGCATCTTCTTCCTCCTCAAAATGACAGTAGAACGGTCCGCTATCTGGAGCAGAGTACCACCAATCTTCCTCTAAAGCATTGACGCAATGGAAGGGCAGGGTATACCCGTCTCCCATCATGTCATCGCCACAATACTTACAGCTATCCATCTTCACCACCACTATAGACCCAGTCAGGGTGTTTTCCTTTGATGCAGTCCTTATTCAGAGCAGGTTTCTTAAATGCTTCTAGGTACATAGAGACATCTGTTTTTAACTCTTCTGTACTCTCTCCAAACGGAGACATAGCATCTGAGTATGCCCAGATTTCTCCATCTTCATTGTAGTAAACCTCACGAATATCAAAACTAGACCAAGGCTCTGGCTGTTCTTTCTCACCATCTATTGAGTAAGCAAATGCTTTTCCATCGTGCTTTGTTTCAAATACTCTATAATTCCACGTCATGTTGCTGTTATCCTTTTGTCATAGTCTGCGTAATCTTCGCTCCACCAATGTGGTTTATCTCTACCAGTCCATGCAGCAAAGGTAGCTTTGTCAAGATGGTAGTAATCACGATAAGATTGAATAGGATTATCGTAATCTTTCAGAACGTCAGGCATAGCCAATCCAAAAGTAGTAAAACCTTTTCGTGGTAAGTTCTGTGGTTCTGGTAATTTATTTATTACTTCCTCTACGGACTTGTGTCGTTTGCCATAGCGATAGTGGTACTCCTCGTTGAGAGCATTACCGTAGCAATGAGTCCATTCAAAGTTGTCAAGACTTGACCTCACCCATATCGTGCAAGGATGGTTGTACATCATTGGTAGATATGGGGTGAGGGGTCTATCCTTTGGAGGGAGATGTTTGATCTCTTTCTTGAGATCGTTAAGTATTTTGCTCTCCGCTTTATCGAGAGCGCGAGGTACAAAGCCAAGATGTTTGTCCACCCAGATAGCAGTACACAATAGCTGTGCAACTTCTAGCGGCATTTTTACAATGTGCTTATCAACGTGATATTCTGCACACCTGTCTAAGTCTTGGTCAAGATAAAATAAATTCATGTACTCTCCGTAAATTTGAAAGGATATTATAACAAATTAAGGAGCAAATGTCAAGAGTTTTCTTCATATGACTGAAGCTTATCCAATTTTTTCTGCGCTCGTTCTAGCACTTCATCTACTGTGAACATATCATGTGACTCTAGAAGGTATAAACAAGCGACTACATCACCTGCTTCTTCGATTAGTTGAGCTTTGTATTTGTCTGTAAGTCCATGACGTATTACTTTGCTAGCTGCACGTATAAACTCTCCTGACTCCTCCATTGATAGTATCAAGCAGGGCTCAGGGTTATTGATTGTAAAGTACATTATGATTTCCTCGTGTGTACGTTTTCCTGGAGCAGAAAAACTGTCCATTAAACTCGTTTATATGAAATGATTGTAGACTTTTCTAAATCCATCCAGACCTGATTGTCCATGTCCCACATAGGTACTTTACTAGAATTATTATCTATATTTCCTACTTTGAATCCATGCGGTATAAGATGAGGATAAAGAGTTACATTCCGTTGCAACTCTTCTCCTGTTCTGATGTGTGAAAATTTTACTAATACTGCGCCTTGCCTTGCTTCTTGTACAAGTGTTGTCATTTGTCTCTTTGAACCCCTTCTTTTTTCTCATAAGTTCTCATTGCACCTAAACCAAGCATACCCATCAGTACTGGCATCATCTCACCTGTATCTAATAATGGTACTACTACTGGACTTCCTGTAAGAGCAAGTACAAAGTTGGCCATAGGTATTAGTATAAAATTCGAAGCCATGCCAAGTCCACATATCCAACCTATTGCAGGTCGCCATCCAGCTACGAATAGTGACTTATGTGCAGCTTCTGTTTTGTTTATTTCCATTTGCCCTTTTGCTAGCTCTTGGGCGTGTCTTTCTGACATTGTTGCTACTTCATGAGCTAACTTATTTTTTACATCTTTATCCTCGATAAACTTATCGAGCAGTCCCGTTACTGGACCAACTAGGCTACCAAGATTTAACATTTTCCATCCTCGTCATCAACCTCTCGGCTCGATTACCTACTTGGTTATACCAACGAGAGTCTCGCCCTTCGATAGCAGCTTTATTCCAGTCACCCATCTCAAGGGCAGCTGTCATCTTTTTAAACTTACTAAGTCGAGGACGCCCAAGATTAAACATCATATTGACGAGAATCTCTTGGACTTCCTCTGGTAGCTCTTCCCAAAAATCATACAGAACTTCGCACTCGCCACAAGCTATGGAGATATCGGCTGCAAAAGCATCTGCTACCCGCTCTTTAGAGATTGGAGTTCCGACTGGCTCTCCGAATTCGGGATCTTCTTTTCTTATTAGGTGTCCTATACCAAAGGTTGGATAGCCGAGATGGTCGTTGTAAACTTCGTAGACAACGCCTTCATCGATTTCTAACTGTTTTTGTACTCGTTCTATATTCATTTATACTCCTAAATTGTCACGTAGACTAGGTATGAGGGAAGAAAAGCTATTGTTACAAATAGTGCGATGTTGCTAACGGTCGCACAAAAAGCACAGGCTTTTTCTTTATTCATATCTTCTCCTTAAAGAATGTCCACAGTAACAGGTTTCTCTGCCTCGGGGATTTGTTCGCTGAGGTCAATGCACAGGAGACCACGCTCCATATATGCTTTGTCCAAAACAATGTAGTCTCCGACTTTGAAATTTCTAGTGAAACCTTTACCGCTTAGTCCCTTATGAAGATAAGTTTCCTGCACGTCTGATTTTGCTCTTTTGCCTTCTATAGTCAATATATTCTTATGTAATTGAATGGCTACGTCTGCCTTGTCCCAGCCAGGAATTGCAAGCTCTATACGATAACCTGCTTCTCCTACTTTTACGACATTATAACGTGGGTAGCCTTGATCTCCTACATTGGAGAAAACATCTTGCTGTAGTCGGTCAAACCCTAGAAAAAATTTCGGAAAGTCTGCCATTGTTAATTGATGTTGTTGTAAAGTCATTTTCTTACTCCTTTGCGCTCTTTCGACACGCAGCTTAAGCCCTTTCGGTACTTGGTTAGTTAAGTGCTGTGTTTAAGACTCAGCTTGTCTTTGCTTATAATCATTGATTGCTGCTTTGATTGCGTCTTCCGCTAATACTGAGCAATGTATTTTTACTGGGGGTAGGGCAAGCTCTTCTGCAATTTCGCTATTCTTGATTGCGGTGGCATCGCTAAGACTCTTTCCTTTGACCCATTCGGTAAGTAAACTACTGCTAGCAATAGCACTACCACACCCATAGGTTTTAAACTTAGCATCTTTAATAATTCCATCATCACCTACCTTTATTTGTAAACGCATAACATCGCCACAAGCGGGTGCTCCCACCATACCTGTGCCGACATCTGTATCTTTTTCATCAAACTTTCCCACATTACGAGGGTTCTCGTAGTGGTCTATAACTTTCTTACTGTATGCCATTCGCTACATCAAGCATTTCCATGCCTACGCTACTAACGGCTGTGTCAGCTTTTTCTAATTGTGAGCATACAAAGCCTAGGCTTCTAGCTATCCATACTAGAACTGTCCCCGTCACTTTGTATACTGCTTTCTTCACTTTCGCTTTCATTCTCTGTCTCCTGATTAAAAATTCTGTCCCAATTATCTGAGATTGTTTGTTCATCAACTAAAGGCTTTCTGCGTTTCGATCCTTTACTCATCTGTATATTCCTCGAACTCTACAATACCTTTATCATGTAGATACTCGATGGTGTTCTCCACACCCACTTGCTTACCTAGGTGAAAGGCATGAACCCCACAACCTGCAAGACAAAATACAAATATTAAGAAACTCGGTATCTCTATCATAATTAGTTTTTCCTATTGTCAAATTTATACGCATATTATAACAAAATGACAAGGAAAAGTCAAGAAGTATTTTTAACAGCCAACTTAAAAAAACTCTTGACAAAGACCCCAATTTTTTGTATAATATGCACTATGAAAAATTATGAAAAGAAACCATGGTCAAGAGGCGAACGCATTGTGCTGGAGAAGTGGGCAGGATTGCGCACAGTCAGAGAAATTGCTGAGATGCTTCCTGATCGAACAGAAACAGCAGTACGCAAACAGATTGAGTACTTGAGAAAACATGGGTGGAGAGTATGAAAAAGAAGAAAGCACCAAAGACACGAGCACATAAGATTCTCTTCGACCCCGAAGCGCCCTTTCGTGCTAAAGTATTTCGTGATAGAACTAAGTACACGCGAAAAGGTAAAAAGGTATATTTATGAAAGTAGTAGTACGCAGAGGTAACTTCGAAAAAGCTATTCGACAGTTTAAACGTAAAACTATAGAAGAAGGAACAATATTCGAAGTAAGAGAACGAGGCTACTATGAAAAGCCTAGTGATAAACGCAGAAAGAAACATAAAGCAGCAGTTAATAGAAATCGGAGGAATAATGAAAGTAGTACTAGAAAAGATAGAAAATACTAGTGATATACTATTTAGCTCAGGTCTTCAAATAGAGTCATATACACAGGCTACCTCACCTGGAAGAACTATATATGTGGAACATACAAGTGGTAACAAGCCCTGTATTATAGAGTATATAGGCGATGAGATAGTAAATGCTTGGAGAGCAGAGACCGTGGAGGACGCTTCAGTAGCCGCAGTGCAAATATTAGAGGGAACGTATGATGGAGATAACTAAGTATCATAGAAGCGACCTAGAATATATATCACAATCCAACTACTTTCACAGCGATACTACTATTCGTAGAGCATATATCTTTGCCACTACGAATAATGAGTATGGATATCGTTGTTTCACAAATCAAATTTTTCAACAAGACGTGCTAATCCCGAATAAGAGTATACATTTTGTAGAGGATGCCGCAGAGAACTGGGTTAAAGGTCTGATAAAATGAATGATAAAACAGATTTAGTAAACAAACCACCACATTACAACTATGGTGAGATCGAAACTATTGATTACATCATAGACGTACTAGATAATGGTGGAGCTTTGGACTATTGTCAAGGTAATGTCATCAAATACACTGGCACTAGAATGTTTACCAAGGGCGACCCAAAAGAAAATATTAAAAAAGCCATTTGGTATCTCAATAAAATGCTACAACTTCTAGAGAAATAGTTCTTGACTTTTCCTTCATTTTTTAGTATAATATACTTCTAAATTAAAGGAGTAAGAAAAATGAGAGTAAGATTCAAAAATACCAAAAAGTTACACCTTGTTCAAATGTTTGTGAACAATGCTCTTGAGTATATGAATATTCATGACCTTGAGCACACTGATCTCAACATTCGTTTTGTGCATATGCTTGACGGTGGTTATTCTCATGGTCATTGCACAGGCGATATCGGTGAAGTTGATATCACCATTGCGAGCAACTTCCCATTCCTTATGCAACTTCGCACTCTTGCCCACGAGCTTATCCATGCTCGCCAATTCTGGGCAGGTGAGTTATCTTCTGATCTATGCGCCTACAAAGGCATGGATCACACAAATACACCATATGAGTCCCAACCTTGGGAAATCGAAGCGCACAAATACGAAGATCAGTTATTTATGGCAAGCTTTCCATGGGAGTACAATGTTTAAGATTGCAAGTTTCCTGTGGTATGCGTATGTCATTGTAATGTTTTTAAGCCTAGCACCTGAGGCTGCAAGCGATATAGAAGATTCTTTTGTACTATTGTTTGTAACCTCTGTGCTTTTAGTTTTGCCAGAGATATTTCGAGATGAGTAACGGAGTTTTAGTAGACCTATTCGATCGTGGTGAGTTTCATGAAATTATGATAATGTTTCATCACTCACTCATTCATGATCACCCAATATTAGCTAACAGTGTCGCTCAGTTTGTGTTCATGCACACAGAAGATGAAGATTTGGGCGACCCCGAAGCGACTATCATACAACACCTTACAGAGCAACTTATCAAAGCTGATGAAGTAAGGTTTTCCAAACAGAAGTGCCCACTAGCACAAGAATA